CTTTATGTCAACTTTCCTGTCGTTCAATTGAACAAGAAAGGATAGTGCTTCTTCCTGCGTTTGAAAATACTCTATGTACCTGTAGCTTTGTCTCGCTTTTCCGTTAATCAGCTTCCATCCTTCTGTTTTCCTTACTGCGTATGGTCTTCTTCGGTTTTCCCCTAAAAATACGATACTTCCGTATCCGTTCGGTAATTTCATTATTATTCCTCCATTTCCAATATTTGAGTATTGATTGAATTATTCAGACGATTTATAATTAAATTAATAATGAAACTGGAGGGATAAGATGACTGATATTTTTGATGACTTACTATTGCAATTGACCGATGAAGAAAAGGACTTACTGTATGACCTTATCCTTTCCTTTGATGAAGAAGAAACCGCATATACTCTATAGTCTGCTTCTGTTTTTCTTCTGACAAGCTGTTGAAAAGAGACCTCATCTTCTCATCAAGAGAAACTGTGTCGTTCTCTCGCGTGATATCGTCAACAGATACTCCGAACACTTCTGACATGGCTACAAGGTACTTGTGTCTCGGATAATATCTGCCTTTGATCCAATCTGACAACGTGCCATTGCTGATGCCAAGTGCATCGGCAAGCTGTGTCTGCGTCATTCCTTGATTAACAATCAATTTCTTAATGTTATAACCTACCATAACGTACTCCTTTCTGTATATTACATAAGTATTTATATTTCAAGTATAACACTATGATTTCGGATTTTCAATAACAATTTACGGAAATTTTTTGTTTTTTTCGGAAAACATATTGACAGAACCGAAATTTCGGTGTATAATATAATCACAACAGGGAAGCATCCCAGAAACAGCAAAGGAGAAGCCGAAATGGAAAATGAAACCAAGAAGCGGAATACTGATCCGCAGGAATCGGATGGCGGTATCGTCTTCATCGATAAAAGCACCATCTCGATGTATCCGTTCTTCCTGATGGATAGAATGATCGATTCCATCATGAATGAGATCGAGAATTGACATCATGAACAGACGAAAGGAGGTGATCTCTTGAAGGTGACATACAAAGCTGCGCGAATCAATGCAGGACTCAATCTTGTTGACGCAAGCAAAGAGATCGGAATCAACAAATCCACTCTCTGTGCATATGAGAATGGAAAAAGCGATCCGAACACATCCGTTCTCTTGAAGATGTGCGAGACTTACGGATGTAAGATCGACGATCTCAAATTCAATAAGAAGGAGGACGAAATTTGAAGCAGACAATGACAGTAAGAGAAGCGGCGAAGCTCATCGGAGTGTCTCCGCAGACAATCAGAGTGGGACTGCAACAAGGCGTTTTCCCTTGGGGACAGGCAGTCAAGAGCAGAACCAAGTATACATACGTTATCAATCGCGAAAAAATAACCAAAGAATGGAGCAAGCATGAATGACAAGCAGTATTAACAAGATTTCCACAATAGGAATGTCCCATGAGGACTGGCTTGAGCAGAGGCGAAAAACCATAGGTGGATCGGACGCATCATCAATCATCGGGATGAATCCGTGGTCAAGCCCATATACAGTCTGGGCAGACAAGCTCGGGAAACTGCCTCCGAAGGATGACAACGAAGCAATGCGTCAGGGCAGAGATCTTGAAGACTATGTAGCAAGAAGATTCACGGAACAGACCGGGAAAAAGGTTAGACGTGAGAATGCGATCCTGTACAATCCGAAATATCCGTTCGCTCATGCCGATGTAGACCGCATGATTGTCGGAGAGGATGCAGGACTTGAATGCAAGACCACATCGTCTCTGAACATCAAGAAATACAAGAACGGTGAATTCCCAGAGAATTATTACTGCCAATGTGTCCATTACATGGCTGTGACAGGGTGCAAGAAGTGGTATCTCGCGGTACTCGTTTTCGGAAAAGACTTCATGGTCTTTGAGATCGAACGAGATGAAGCCGAAATCAAGGCTCTCATGGACGCGGAAAAAGAATTCTGGAAGTACGTTGAAACGAAGGAAGCTCCTCCGGCAGACGGAACAGAATCGACAGGAAATACCATCTCCGCAATCTTCAAAGAATCGTCTGAAGATTCTGCAAATCTGATCGCATATGAGAGCGATCTTCAGCAGTATATGTCGATTTCCGAAAAAATAAAGGAACTCGAAGCAATCCGTGATGAAGCCGCTAACAGAGTAAAGGCATTCATGGGTAATGCCGGAAAAGGTGACTCTGCGAAGTACATGGTATCTTGGAAAACCGCACAGCGCAACACATTTGATTCGAAAAAATTCGCGTCAGAACACAAGGAAATCGATCTGACCGGGTATTATAAAACATCAACATACAGAACATTCAAGGTAACAGAGAGAAAGGAAAATTGATATGACATCCATCCAGAACAAGGTAGCAACCACCAACAGCAACGGCGAAAAGAAAACCATGCAACAGTACATCAAGAGCATGGAAGGCGAGATCGCAAAGGCTCTTCCGTCCGTAATTACTCCTGAACGCTTCACGCGCATGACTCTGTCCGCGATTTCGGTTAATCCGAAACTGGCATCCTGTACCCCTTCCTCGTTCCTCGGTGCAATGATGAGCGCTGCACAGCTTGGTCTCGAACCGAATACTCCTCTCGGACAGGCATATCTGCTTCCGTACATGAACAAGGGTACGCTTGAGGTACAATTCCAGATCGGATACAAGGGACTCATCGATCTGGCGTACAGAAGCGGAGAAGTGGAGATCGTTCAGGCGCAGATCGTGTACAAGAACGATGAATTCGTCTGCGAGTACGGTCTTGAACCGAAGCTGATTCACAAACCTGCAGACGGTGACAGAGGCGAAGCCATCAAGGTATACGCAATGTTTAAGACCAAGAGCGGTGGCTATGGCTTTGAAGTGATGTCCATGGACGAAGTCAAGAAACACGCTGAAAAATACAGTAAGGCTTACGCAAGCAGCTTCTCTCCGTGGAAGACATCCTTTGATGAGATGGCGAAGAAAACCGTCCTTAAGAAGGTGCTGAAGTATGCTCCCATGAAATCCGAATTCGTCCGTGCTGTCGTGCAGGATGACTCCATCAAGAATGATCTCTCCGATGATATGTACGAAGTCAACAACGATCTCGCTTTTGACGCTGAATACACGGAAGTCAACGAGGAAACTGGAGAGGTTAAGAGCAATGAACAGACAGTGTGAAGAAATCATTCGCTTCATGAAGGACTTCGGCGGTATCACATCCGCTGAAGCAATGGCTGATCTTGGTGTGTACCGTCTCGCATCCAGAATTCACGACATCAGGAAGGAAGGCGTGAAAATCAAGACCGAGACCGTGACATCGAAAAACCGTTACGGCACGAAAATCCATTTCAAGAGATATAGTCTGGAGGAAGAATGACATGGCAATGAACAAGGTTATCCTTTGCGGAAGAATCACGAAGGACATCGAATTAAAGCAGACCAACGGAGGAATCTCCGTCACGCAATTCTCCATCGCTCTGAACAAGGGCGATGGAAAAGCTGACTTCTTCAACGTGGTATCGTGGAGAAACACAGCGGAATTCATCAGCAAGTATTTCAGCAAGGGTGACGGAATCTGCATAGATGGTCATCTCGCGTCAAGACAATATGAGAAGGACGGTGCAAAGCACACGGTATATGAAGTGGTTGCAGACAGCGTATCATTCTCCGATGGTCGTAGAGCTTCACAGAGCGATGCAAACATCGAAGGTGAACAGATGCATACCCAATCAAACAAATCGTCTCATTCGCCTTCTGTGAAGCAGGAATCGGAATCGTATCAGCATCCGCATAATATAGGACTCGCTCCAGATGTCAATCTTCCTCATCTTGAGGAAATCGCTCCTGATGAGGATTTGCCGTTCTGATGTGGTAATAAGTCATGGAAGTAAAGAAGATATCATATAACGACACAAAGCCATTCATACTCGGAATTCACTATGCGAGGAGAATGCCATGCATCCAGTATGCTTTCGGAGCATTTGTTGATGAAAAGCTGATCGGTATTGTTACATACGGTCAACCTGCTTCTCCTTCCCTCTGCAAAGGTATAGCAGGGGAAGAAAACAGGAAGAATGTTCTTGAATTGAATCGACTCGTTGTATTGCCTGAATATAACGGACGAAACGTTTCGAGTCAGCTCGTTTCCAAGAGTCTGAAGATGCTTCCAAAATGACTTTTCATAGTATCATATGCCGATGTAGGTGGTTGGGGGCATATAGGATATGTGTATCAAGCAACGAATTGGCTTTATACAGGAATGACAAAGCCGAGAACGGATATGTACTCGGAGAGCGGACATTCTCGCCACAATTGCGGAGACAGCACGAAACGTCAGCCGAGAACAGCAAAACACAGGTATGTATATCTGACTGGAAACAAGAAATATATGCTTAAGAAATTAAGGTATCCTGTTATCAGTCAATATCCGAAAGGTGATTCGAGACATTACGATACAAGTAATCCTGAATCGCTGATTAAAAACACGAACAATTTTTAAAATTTGTATTGACATCGTTCGTGAAATATGATATAATATATGCAGGGTGAGAGGTATGAGCAAGATGCTTCCCATCGGCAAAACTGCATACTAATCTCACCGGAGACCTTTTGTACATGGTGCTTGCTCCACCATGTGCGAAAGGTTTTTAATTTTAAACGGAGGTAATCATGGCAGAAAGACGAATGTTTGCAAAAACGATCATTGACAGCGATGCATTCATTGATATGCCGTTATCTACACAGGCATTGTATTTCCACCTGTCAATGAGGGCAGATGATGATGGGTTCATCAATAATCCGAAAAAAATCCAGAGAATGATCGGTGCTTCAGACGATGATCTGAAGGTTCTGATAATGAAAAGATTTATCATTCCTTTTGAAAGCGGAATTGTGGTTATCAAGCATTGGAAGATTCACAATTACATCAGGAATGACAGATACAAGCCAACGATATACTCTGAAGAAAAAGCAATGCTTGAAAGCAAGGAAAACGGAGCTTATACGGAAGCAGATAATTCTGGTATACCAAGTGACAACCAAGTGGTATACCAAATGGAAACCCAGTATAGGTTAGGTAAGGATAGTATAGGTAAGGATAGTATAGGTGAGGATAAAAAGGATACGGAGGCGTTGCCTACTACATCCGAACAAGACGATCTCGTTTCTCAATTGCGTGAAAAATACGATGTACCTGAAAAGAAAACGAGAAAAGCATTCTCTCCTCCGTCTGTAGATGAAGTAAAAGCATACTGCACAGAACGTAACAACAGCGTTGATGCAGAAAAATTCGTTGACTATTACTCATCCAACGGATGGATGGTAGGAAAGAACAAGATGAAGGACTGGAAAGCTGCTGTCAGGACTTGGGAAAAGAATCAGTACGGTAACCAGAAAAAGACTTCACCTACCAACGATACATCGAAATTCAAAAATTACACGGAAGATGAGCTTCCGTTCTGATGGGGGTATTAAATTGGGTAAACAGGTAATGGGGCAATTCATGAGAGTCTGCCCTATCTGCGATAAGTATTTCTACGCGACAATTGAGTGGGCGTATAAGTATCGTGACAGGAAAACCAACACCATGAAATACTGCTGTACCTATCATTGCCTGATGGAACACAAGAGAAGTCAGGAAGCATGGGACACATCGAAGCCGAAAAGAGGAGGTAAGGTACTTAAATCAAGAATAACAGGAGAAGTGATCTCCGCAACCGCTCTCATTAACCGTGGAGATGTGGCAAAGAATTGCTTGTATGGCGCGTTGAAGGAACGCGGACATTACGGTGAGTGGTACTTGTATGATCCGGAAAAAGATCTATAAAAACAGGAGGAATCATTTATGAGCGAAGAAAAAGCAGGATTTGAGAATTTCCTTCAGATTATCGCATTGAGATCGGAAGCTGCAAACGGAAAAACGGATGGTGATTACATCAAGGATGACATCATCTATTGCGGAAAATGCAACACACCGAAACAAGCTGTTGTGAAAATCAATGGTCTCGTAATCAAACCGTTCTGTATGTGTAAATGCAAGACGGAAGAAAAAGAGCGAGAAAAAGCTGAATACGAACGCAGAAAAAGAGAGGATCGCATCAGAGAAAACCGATCCAGAGCATTCGCAGAAGCTGATTTCGCAGGATGTACATTCGACAAGGATGACAGGCTTGATCCGAAGATATCCGATGCCATGAAGCGGTACGCAGATAACTTTGAGACATTCCGTAAGGATGGTAAAGGACTTCTCCTGTACGGAGGGTGCGGAACAGGAAAAACATACTTCGCAGCTTGTGTGGCGAACGATCTGCTCGACAAGGGATACAGAGTCATGATGACCAATTTCTCATACATCATCAACGTTCTCCAGAGCGGATTTGATGGTCGTCAGGAATATCTTGATCGCCTGTGCAATGTTGATCTCCTCATCCTTGACGATCTCGGAATCGAGAGCGGATCGGAATATCGGAAAGAGATGATATACACCATCATAGATGGAAGATACAAAGCCGGAAAGCCGATGATAATCACAACGAATCTCCACATCAACAATCTTAAGAATCAGACGGACATTTCTCTCAAGCGAATCTATGACCGTATCATGGAGAAGTGCTTCCCTGTTGAGGTTGAAGGGAAAAACCGCAGATACGGAAAAATCAAGGATGAGTATGCCGACATGAAGAACATCCTCGGTCTGTGAGGTGATGAGAATGCCAGATGATAGGCAGTTAATTCTTGTGTTCAAAGTCAAGACAAATGCTCCTGTAGAGTCATTGAAAGAGTGCATTGCGATGATGCTTGAGGAGCATCTTGGCGATGTCAGGTGCATAAAGATTTTCGAAGAAAAGGTGGGGTACAATCATGAAAGCGAGAATGCCGAAAGCTGAACGGCACATTTCCAAAAAAGAGATAAGAATCCTGTGCGACATGATAATGATGACAGCCATGATCGTTCTGATCGAGGAATTCCAGTTTGGGTGCAAGGAAGTCAATGGCAAGAAGCCGAGACTGCAGACATTCGTTGATGCAATGGAAAAGCAGTTTAAGTATTTCGGAAGGGTTTTCGATTCCGAAGCATATGACGGAATCAAAGGCAGACTTGAATCATATGGCGTATATTACGGTGAAATGAAAGGGGACGATGGTCTTGGAGATTAAGGATTCAGGCGAACGCAGAGAATTCTCTACAGGTGCAATGCGAGACATCCAAGAAGGGAAGGGACGAATGGACTTGCTACCGTGGGAAGCGATCATGGAAGTGTCAAAGCATTGCGAAGCAGGAGCGAAGAAGTATGGCGAACACAATGTGGACAAGGGTATTCCTACACATTCCCTCTGTGATTCTGCGGCGAGACACCTTGCGAAGTACTTATCTGGTTGGGATGATGAGCCACACCTTCTGGCAGCCACATGGAATCTACTGTGGGCTGTCCAGATGACGTTGAAGCATCCAGAACTGGTAGATACACCTTGGGAAGACAAATCGCGTCAGACGGCTTCTGAAGGAGAAACAGATACATATCAAATTTGGGGGAAATGATAATCATGGCGATTAAATTCGGAGATCACTTTTTCATTACATTCGGACATGGAGGAAAAGCTCTCAAAAACAATGGACATACATATCTGTACACTTCTCGTGCGAAAGCTGAACACAAGCAGATTGGTGCTGATGTTGTAGAGTATGCACCTTTCCACACAGGTTCGTGGGAACGTATAGGAGCAGACTATGTAGAGTGCAAGCATTGCGGAACGCTTTTCTCAAAAACGGATGATGTGAACGCAGGAAGCAACAAGTGGCGATACTGTCCGTGGTGCGGATCGAATAATATCGAGGTGACACATCAATGAAAAATACAGACAATGTCCTGATCCCGTTCGACATGAACGGAAACGCGTACAGCAGGAGAAACAGAATGCCTCTCATTTTTGAAGACAGGCATCATGCAAAATCAAGAGGATTCGATACAGACTGCCTTGTGGAGTATGCTCCAGTAAGAAGCGGTTACTGGATTGATAGAGATCGCAAGACTTGGTGTTCTGAATGCAGTCAGCCGAACAAGGATTATAAGCCGCCGTATTGTCCTAATTGCGGTGCGAGAATGACGATTGATGGAGGTGAAATCGAATGATTGATTATTCGGATCAGTTTGATAAGGAGAGGAAGTACCGCGTTGAGGTATCGCATTACAAGTACGGATCGGCGCGTGACAATTTCGCATCAGGGCGCGTGGACGCGCTTGAAACAGCAAAGCGGTGTTTGGATGCGTTTGAGCGCGATCACAACACAGAGCATCTGGTAGATGCGGCAAACTACGTGATGTTCCGATATATGTATCCTATGCCGGGCGAGTATTTCCGGGCAACGGACAGCGGTGAGAGTGTTGGTACGGTAGGGGTGCCTATTAATATGGAGGTAGATGTGTGACAACTTTGTGTGTAAATTGCCCACTATATGCAGCTTTTTGCAAAGAAAACAATGAAAAATATTACCATGACAGAAAAAGAATCGCAGATTGCTTAATGAGGTGGTAAAGGAATGAAAACAGTAACATTTTTCAGCAAAGAATCAGAACTTTCTGAACTAACAGGATTGAATCATGAGCAACTTTGGGACGCAGGGTTTGACCTTGATGATTGGGACTTTGGCTTCGTATCAGATACGGAATTTAATTGGGATGACACGTCATATGAGTTTTTCATGATATCAAAAATGGAAAGTTACTGTGTTGGATATAGATATGTTGAATATAACGGAAAACATTATTATATGGCTTATCATGCTTAATAAGGAGATAAAATAATGAAGCACACGAATGAAGAAATTATCAACGCTCTGAAGGTAATCAAGGATGAATGCGAATCACATAATTTAGAAAATTGTTGCGGTGAATGCTGTTTTCACAACTTTAATATAGGATGTGTGATATCCGAAATGTTTCCTTGCGATTGGATTATAAATGTTTCCTTTCAATTGGATTATAAACGAAACACAAGAAGCAAGGAGGACTTTTAAATGAGACACACAAGGAACGAGATTAAAGAAGCATTCGATGTGTTAAAAGAAGCATTTGAAGATGTTTCTGAATGCAAAGGATGCATTGATCTTGGACGAAACCGTGAAAATATGTTAGGAAGTCAAGGATGCGACCTTTGCCGATCTGGAAAAGAAATCATCGTGTATGGTGTTGATTATGCTCTTGATACAAAGAGCGAATACCATAGGATCAAGCCGAGATACTGCCCGGTTTGCGGTAGAAAAATGGAGGATAGCCATGATAGTGATTGAAAATACTGACGTATATGGATGGGAAGCAGCTATCAGAGGGATGCGGAATCCTATGAACTCTTGGGATAAGTCTGACAGTGAATTTGAATATGAAATATATGACAGCGAATCGAATTTCTTTCGCAGTGAACCTTGCTTGTCCATAGGTGATAATGACCATGACCTCATGATGAGACTTGCAAAGGGTGGACCTGTACACGCTAAATATCGCAGGATGATTGTGGTATATGTTGATATTACCGCTCCTCTCTACTGGTGGAAAGAGTTCGATACCTACAAAGTAGGCACTACTGCGAACTCCTGTAGTACGATGCATAAGATTCACGAAAAAGAGATTACATTAGATGATTTTAGCCATGAACATCTTGAATCGTTTCACGGTGAACACATCAACTTTACTGGAGTTCTTGATTTTGTCGTAGATTCTTTGAATGTTGCAAGGCGACTGTACTTGGAAACAAAGGATAAAACATACTGGTGGCAGATGATTCAGCTACTCCCGACTTCTTATAACCAGCGTCGTACTGTCATGCTGAATTACGAAGTCTTGGCGAATATGTACAAATCTCGCAAAGACCACAAACTTGACGAGTGGATGGAATTCTGTAGGTGGATCGAAACACTTCCGTATTCAGAGCTTATAACGGGTGTGGAGGTATAATATGGGTACTGTTAATTATGTAAAAGCAGTTAAATACGCAAAGTGGCAGGAGATAACGATAAATAAACAGGGAGAAAAAGGATACAGGTGCATGGGATGCCTGATCCATGTATCGAAGCACAAATATCCATACTGCGCTTGGTGCGGTGCTACAATGATAGGAGATGAATCGAGTGATGAAACATAAGATTTCAAAAGAAGTGGTATGCCCATACTATCATTCCGAAGAGCAGCAGAAAATTCTGTGCGAAGGCGTGAACAATTTCACTTCTATACATCTCACATTCGGAGGTAGAACGCATATGGCAACATACAAGAGAGAGAAGTGTTGCAAGGAATGGAAATCATGCATGATTGCACAGATGCAGAACAAGAAGTGGGGTGTATAATGAGATATAATTCAAAGTACGGAAATAAACCGACCAAGACCTGTGATGGCGTCCTACATGATAGCCGGAAAGAGGCACAAAGGTGGGTGGAGCTTCAGATGCTCGAAAAGGCGAATTTGATACGCAATCTACGGAGACAGGTTAAGTACGAATTGATACCAAAGCAGGAAGGTGAGCGATCCGTAACGTATATCGCTGACTTCGTGTATGATGACGAAAACGGAAAACATATTGTTGAGGACTGCAAGGGCATGAGGACTCCTGCATACATTATCAAGCGAAAGCTGATGCTATACATCCATGGAATCAAAATACTGGAAACATAGAAAAAGGGGCGATTACTCGCTCCTTTTTCTATTCTCTATTTCACTCAATTCTTTAATCACCAAACGTTCGACATATGATGGAGGAGTCATGATCCCTCTCTCCCAATCTTCAATGGTGCGCTTCGGGATTCCAATTGTTTCGCTCATGGACTTCTGCGTCAATCCTGCTCGTTTTCGCGCGTCTCTGATTGCTGACATTAACGTTTTCCGCCTCTCTTATAGATATCGTACATGGACTGTCTCCTGCTGTATCTGAACATCCAATCATTGTACTGCTGCTCCTGCTTGCGATCCTCAATCATAGCATTGATGTATGCCGCTGAAAAAAGAACATAAGCGAAAGCTGCCATGAAGAAAATTGCCACCATCATTTTGATTTCCTTGCTTTCTTGTATTTTTTGAAGGGACAACCGCTACCACCAGTACAGTCTGGCTTTGTGCATTTAAGGCATATATCTGGATCGCCTGACTTATGAGCGACTCCATTGTGGTACTCTTTAAATTTTTCTGTCGGATCGATGCCGGATGTATTATGTCCTGCTGTCCATCTGGTAGTATGTATCATGCTTCATCTTCCTCCTCGATTTCGTATATTTCCATGCTATCGATGATGTCGATTGCGAGGTCTAAAACAGCGCATGCTTCTTGGTACGATTCGCAGCACGATGTAAGGATCGCGCTTGCGTTCTTCTCTTTTTCGATCTCTTTGATGAGATCGGCTTTGTTTATGAGTACGGTTTTCATTTTCATGCCTCCTCTTCATATCTCTTGATATACTCGCAGATGGTGTCTGCTTCTTGTTCGGAAAGCTCATACTCATCGATAAGCCGGTCTCTGTCTTCTGCTCTCCATCCTCCGTCATAGAGGGATGCTGCCGTGTAACTTAACTTGATTTTTTCGATACTTTCCATTTCTTTTTCCTTTCTGCCCTGCAATCATCAGACCATGTGGGGCGGTTCATGGTTACGGGATTTCTCCCGTTTCGGCTTACGATTCAATCTACTCCAAAAACGCGGCTGCTATCAAACGAGCTGCTTTGGAATATTGTTCTTTTGGTTTTTCGGTTAAAGCTCAAAACAATCATTCTTTGAAAAATTGCGACCTCTTACCCAAGTAAGAAAGCCTCCACAAAATCTCTCATTGCATCTTTCTGCAATGATTGCAATGCTTTGCGCTTGACCATTCGTCAATCCATATACTCTTCCATGCGGTGTGGTATAGAGCCATTCCACATTAGGAGCATTTTTGGTAACAGGCAATTCTGCGGAACACAGAAAATCGAGAATTGCTTTTTCGGTTTTAGAATACATGATATTTCCTTTCTTCCGGACTTGTGACCGGACACCTTACGGTGTGTGCATTACCGGGCTTTCGCCAGTCACTCTGCAATCAAACCTCTGTGTAGTATGTGCATTCGGTATCATGATCTTCTGCGTACTCGATTACATTGCACATTGCGCGTTCTTCATCGATCCACTTAAATGTTTTTCTGTCTCCATTTTCAAATTCTGCGTAAATCTTAACCATTTCTGCGATTGTTTTCATGATGTATTTCCTTTCTGCGCGGATCTACCGCCGCGCCCGGTTTGTCGGTTAGTTTTGTGCGAGAAACGCATTGACGACGAGATGCGCCGCATCGATGTACTGCGCTGTGGTGATAGCACCTTTTTCAAGGGCGATCTTGTTCGCGGCATCGGCAACCTCGTAGCCATCTGTTGCGATTGCGTTCCTGATGAATTCGAGGTACTGTTCGGTATTCAGTTTTTTCATGGATTGTTTCTCCGTTCATTGTTTGGGGTGTTTCCCTTTCGTTGTATATATTATACCACAGATTCCGTGACTTGTCAATGGGTTTTTAAAAGTTTTTTCAAAATTTGGAATTTTTTTTTGAAAATTTTTGGTGTGGGTGGATTTTCTTTCGAAAAGTGAGGGGGGTATAATATATGTATATAAAAAGATTGTTGAAATGGGGGGTGGGATTCCGGCTTATGGGAAAAGCAAATGAAGACTGGATTAAAATCAGAAAAGAATACATTACGGATGAACGTACATCGTACCGGACTCTCGCTCAAAAATACGGAATTTCGTATACTGCTGTGAGTAAGAGAGCCAGATCGGAAGGATGGAAGAAGCAACGTGATGAGTGCGTACAAAAAAGTCTCTCAAAATATGTGGAATCAGCGTCAACAAGAAATGCTGAAAGACTCAACAGACTGCAGAACGTTGCTGACAAACTCATCGACAAGGTCGAAGAAGTCATCAACCGTTCTGATTTTGATGTTATAGTGACCAACAGCTTGTTGAGACAGATGTCCGGCGCTTTGAAAGACATCAAGGATGTTCAGAACCTGAAGTCCGATTTGGACATCAAGGAGCAGGAAGCCAGAATCAAGAATCTTGAAAGGCAGACACAGTCGGCTGATGAGGTGAGCGAGATCAAGGTTACGATCACAGGGGAAGCTGATGAATACAGTGAATGATTGGAGGTGATGCCTATGCCAACTTTGACTATAGACAAGCCAAGTGAGAAGCAGAAGCTGTTTCTCAAAGCGAAAACAAAACATATCGCTTTTGGCGGTGCATAGCGAGAGGCGGAGGTTAGGCAAATCTTGGGCAGTACGCACCAAAGCAAAGCTGCTTGCCGTGCGTTATGCCGGAATCCGCATACTCATCGTCAGGCGTACATATCCAGAGTTAATCAACAACCATATCAACATCCTGCGAAAAGAATTGCTTGGCATTGCCAAGTACAATGATAAAGATAAAGTCTTGAAATTTTACAACGGTAGCACGATCAATTTCGCCTATTGTGCAAAGGATCAGGACTTGGATCGCTTGCAAGGTGTGGAGTACGATATAATCTTCCTTGATGAGGCAACGCAATTATCTGAATACCAGATGAAAACCATCACGGCGTGTTTGAGAGGTGTCAATTCTTTCCCAAAGCGCGTGTACTATACCTGTAATCCCGGTAAATTCTGCCGGCTCACGCAGTAATGTGTGATGATAAAATCGGAGTAAAAATCTGGAAAGCTAAATATGTGATACATTGGAGGGTAAATGTATGAAAAACGAGGTCGGTAATCGTTACGGAAAACTTGTTGTCGTAAAATATGACCATTCTAACGATGGTGCATATTGGCTGTGCCAATGTGACTGCGGAATGACAACTGTAGTTAGTGGAGCAAGTCTTCGCAGAGGACACACAAAGTCATGCGGATGTGAGGCATACAAGACTATGTTCCATAAGACTCACGGAGAATCTCACGACAATAAGACGCGCCTGTACAATATATGGGTACATATTAGGAACAGGTGCAATAATCCTCATAGAGACGCATACAAGTGGTATGGTGGAAAAGGAATAAAAGTATGCGAGGAATGGAACGATTATACAAACTTCAAGGAATGGGCGATTAGAAGCGGATATTCTGACGAAATGACTATCGACAGAATTGATACAAGCAAAGATTACTGCCCAGAAAATTGCAGATGGCTTACAAAAAGTGATAACAGTAAGCACAGACAAGGCACATACAAGCCGATCAGAGGAGAAGGAACCACAAAGTGATTCCATCCGCAACGCATAGGTGGTGAAAAGATATAATCCACCCAAGAGACTCCGACACCCTAAACAGGGTGAAAAGATATGCTGAACTTACTGGAAACAGTAAGAGGTAGAGGATAAAAAGCCTTTACGATAACAAATTGGGTCAGGGACATCAGTACATCAAGCGCATTTTCATCGATAAGCGGTACGAAGATGGCGAAGAGCCGGATGACTATAGCTTCATCCAGTCTCTGGTGACTGATAACGTTGCTCTCATGCGAGAACAGCCGGATTACATCAAGCAGCTTGAAGCATTGCCTCCAAAACTGCGCGAAGCATGGCTTTTCGGCAGATGGGACATTTTTGAAGGGCAGTTTTTCGAAGACTTCCGAGACAATCCAGATCATTACAAGGATCGTCAGCATACTCATGTTATCGATCCATTTGAGATTCCTGCCGGATGGCAAATATACAGATCGTTTGACTGGGGATATAACCGTCCGTTTTCATGCGGATGGTGGGCTGTGGATTACGATGGCGTGATATATCGCATACTGGAGCTTTACGGATGTACAAAGACTCCAAACGAGGGTTTAAAATGGACTCCAGACAAGGTGTTTTCGGAGATACACAGGATCGAGGTGGAGCATAGATGGCTTTCAGGAAAGCAGATAACCGGGATTGCCGATCCGGCGATCTGGGATGCGGAGACCGGAGAATCAATCGCAGAGACTGCCGCGAAGCATGGTGTGTACTTCTCTCCGGCTGATAATTCACGGCTCAATGGGTGGATGCAGGTTCATTACCGTTTCGCTTTTGACGATAACGGATATCCTATGATGTACGTATTCAACAATTGTAAAGCATTCATTCGCACGATCCCTCTACTGCAGTATGACGATCACAAGCCAGAAGACCTTGACACAGATGGCGAGGATCACGTTGCTGACGAGGTGAGATACCTGTGCATGGCACGTCCGATTAAGCCGAGGATTGAAGCTGCTCCAGACGCATTTGCAAGCAATCCATTGCACGTATTTCTGGACGTTGACAAAAAGGATTTGTCTGTGCCACAGGTGAGACCAAAGATGGAGATCATAACGGAGGTAGACGATGGCTGATATCAAAAAGAAAAAGCCACAACAGTATATGGAGCAGGATCAGATGCATACGCAGGATGCTCCTGCAGATATGCAGACGCAAGATGATGGAATGATCGATCCTGCCATGAGCATGATGATGAGACAGTCTGCTCCAATGCCAACAGCAGATCAAGAAGCAGACAACGCATACAGATATTTGCAAAGCCGAGAGGGATACACAGGTGCTGATGGCTCTATCAGCGGCTTTAAGGCTATCTCACAGGTGATAGGCAAGGAGCAGATACATCAGGCACAGCTTACCTTGCAAAAGTACAAGGAAGGAAAAGCAAATCTTGAGCGCAGGATCATCGACAATGAGCAGTGGTACAAATTGCGCCATTGGGAGTGTATGCGTGATAAAAAAAGCGAGGTACAGCCGACATCTGCATGGCTTTTTAACTGCATCGCCAACAAGCACGCTGACGCTATGGATAATTTTCCCTCTCCGAACATCCTGCCGAGGGAGGAAGGGGACAAGGCGGAAGCGGAAATGCTCTCATCTATAATCCCTGTAATCTTGGATCAGGATGATTTTGAGCAGACGTACAGCGATGTGCAAAACTATAAGCTGAAGGGCGGCACAGGCGTTTACGGCGTTTTCTGGGACAACACAAAGCTGAATGGCTTGGGTGATATATCCATCAAGAAGATCGATCTGCTCAATATTTTCTGGGAGTCCGGCATCATGGACATACAGAAATCGAAGAACGTTTTCCATGTTGAGCTTGCCGACAACGAGTATTTGATTTCTTCTTATCCGCAGCTTAACGGAAAACTCGGTTCGTCTGTGATGGATGTAGCAAAGTACATCTATGATGATAACGTTGATACGTCAAACAAGAGCATTGTGGTCGACTGGTACTACAAGAAGAACATCAATGGCAGGACTGTTCTACATTATGTAAAATACGTAAACGATGAGGTTCTTTACGCCACAGAAAACGATCCTGCCTATGCCGATAGGGGATGGTACGATCACGGATTGTATCCGTTCATTTTCGATCCGCTCTTTCAGGTGGAGGGTACACCAACCGGATTCGGATATATAGATATCGGCAAAGATTCACAGGCATACATCGACAGAGGTAATCAGGCGATTATGCAAAATATGCTTGCGAACGCAAAGCCACGTCACTTTATCCGATCTGACGGTGCTGTGAATGAGAGCGAGTATGCAGACCTGTCAAAGGATTTCATCCATGTAGATGGCAATCTCGGAAGCGACAGCATTCTTCCTGTACAGGGCAAACCGCTCAATAACATCTATCTGTCCATACTCAACGGCAAGATCGATGAACTCAAGGAAACCACAGGTAACCGAGATATCTCCACAGGCGGTACAACGTCTGGTGTAACAGCAGCTTCTGCCATTGCCGCAATGCAGGAAGCCGGAAGCAAGTTATCGAGAGATAACAACAAGGCATCCTATCGTGCTTTCCGAAAGCTGATTCTCCATGTAATCGAACTGATTCGCCAGTTTTACGATCTTCCGAGGTGCTTCCGAATCATCGGAGAGAATGGTGCTGCACGATTCGTTCAGTACAGCAACGCAGGAATCCTTCCACAGGCTCAAGGTGGCATTGAGATGGGAGTGGACATGGGATACAGACTCCCTCTCTTTGATGTCGAGGTGACCGCGCAGAAGCAGTCTCCGTACAGCAAGATGTCACAGAACGAACTCGCTCTCCAGTTTTACTCTGCAGGATTTTTCAATCCTCAAATGGCAGATCAGGCGTTGACTTGTCTTGACATGATGGATTTCGACCGGAAGCAGTTTATCATGCAAAAGATCGCACAGAACGGCGGTATGTATCGGCAGATGCTCATGATGCAACAGGAGATGATGTTGCTTGCGAACATGGTTGATGAAAGCCGTGGAACAAATTACGCACAGCAGATCGCTTCCGGCATGACTGGTGGCGCACCTGTAGCACCTGTTCCGGCAGGAGGTAATCCTGCTGACGTAGATCAGATAGAGGCTCTCGGTGGCAAGGAAGGCGAAGCAGAAGCAACCAATACCAAAAAGGCACGGCAGCGTGTGGCAGAGTCCACATCTCCTACATGAGGAGGAAGATAAATGCTTAATGTTACGTTTAAACGAGATGATGACACAAGATATCTGCGGCTCACGTTGAGAGGGCATGCAGGACAATCTGACATCGGACATGATATCGTGTGTGCATCCGCATCTATCCTCGCGTATACTGTCGCGCAGATTGTAAAGGTGATGGAGCATCACGGCGATCTCGACTCTCCTCCTGTGGTTGAGATGGCAAACGGTGATGCTACCATCGCCTGTAGATGCAAGGATGATGACATCTTTGCCGAAGCGGCACACACATTTTTTGTGGCAAAGGTAGGTTATACACTACTTGCGCATAATTATCCACAGTATGTGGATGTAAAATCTGTTGGCGAGGCTTAATGCCTTAATATATCCAACGTCTCGCTCACGATACGAGCAGAAAGGACTCATATGGCAAATACAATTTACACCATCCCGATCAATCTGCAGCTTTTTGCCGAAGGCGGCACAGGTTCAGATGGTGGCACATCGGGTGGTACAATGGGCGTAACAGTGGATGCCGCCAATCCTCAAGTAAAAAAGGGCGTAAAATCCAGTAATCCCCTCTCGGATGTAAAGTACGGCATCCAAGATGATGGTGATACTGGTGCGCAGACCGCCAATGCGCAGACAGAACCAACCGTTGACCGTAATGCAGAGTTTGAAAAGCTCATCAAGGGTGAGTACAAAGACCTTTATGATGCGAGGGTGCAGGACACCATCCAGAAAAGGCTTAAGGGAAGCAAGGAGACCGTTGACAAGTACAATGCTCTCATGCCAACCATCGAGACTCTCGCCAAGAAGTATGGCGTTAAAGCGGATGATATCGAGGCTCTCAACAAAGCCATCGAGGACGATGACGCATACTATGAAGATGAGGCTCTTGAGAAGGGCATCACGGTGGAACAGCTTAAGGAAATCCGTAAGATGGAGCGCGAGAATGCAGACCTTAAGAGGCAGATGAACGAAGCAAACCAGAGAGAAAGTGCGAATCGCCTGTATGCACAATGGATGGATCAGGCTGAATCCACTAAATCTGTTTATCCGGCATTCGATCTCGAACAGGAAATGCAGAATCCGCAGTTTGTGAATCTCCTCCGAAGCAATGTCGATGTGCGTACTGCGTACGAAGTATTGCACAAGGATGATATCATTCCGGCGGCTATGCAGTTTACGGCAAAGACCGTGGAGCAGAAGCTGACCAACAAGATCATTGCAAACGGATCGAGACCGTCTGAAAACGGAATGAATTCCCAGAGTGCAACGGTGGTAAAAAGCGATGTGTCACAGCTTACAAAAGCGGATAGACAGGAAATCATCCGCAGAGTACAAAGAGGAGAAAAGATTCGCTTCTAATCTCCTCATCATAAACAAAACATGAAAAGGAGATTTTTATCACTATGCTCGAAATTATGAAGATTGACCTTCAGCTTTTTGCAAATCAGGTACAGACCACTGCTCTCGGATCGGCAAACACCAGTCTCTCCAAGTGGGGCGGTACTGGTCTATCTGCCGAAATGAAGACCTTTTACGACATGACGCTGATTGATGAAGCAGGCGCAAATCTGGTTCACGATCAGTTTGGTCAGAAGCGTCCTATTCCTGCAAACGGCGGTAAGACCATCGAATTCCGTAAGTTTTCTCCGCTCGCAAAGGCAACGACTGCGCTGACAGAAGGTGTTACTCCTGATGGCAAGAGTCTCACTGTCCAGAACACAACCGCGACTGTCGCACAGTACGGTGACTACATCACGCAGTCTGATGTACTGGAGCTTACTGCCATCGACAACACCATCCTCGAAGCAACCAAGCTGCTTGGTAAACAGGCTGGCTCTACTCTGGACACCATCGTTCGCAACATCCTTGTTGCCGGAACGAACGTTTCCTATGCCGACAAGATCGGAACTGACGGCGCGAAGACGGAAGTTACTTCCAGAAGCGGTCTGGACAAGACATGTGTTCTTACCGTTGACACGGTAATGCAAGCTGTAGCAAAGCTGCGTGGTCAGAACGCACCTACCATCAACGGCGATTATGTCGCAATCATCCATCCTTACGTTGCCTATGACCTGATGCGCGATCCTGAATGGCAGGATGCACACAAGTACACGACTCCCGAAAACATCTATAACGGCGAAATCGGTAAGATCGCCGGGGTTCGTTTCGTCCAGTCTACTGAAGCAAAGATTTGGAGAGACAGCACATGTCCGGCACAGTCTGGTGCATCTCCTGCATATTGGGCTGTTTTCGGCTGTCTGTTCCTCGGCGAAGGTGCTTATGGCGTAACCGAAATCACTGGCGGCGGTCTCCAGACCATCGTCAAGCAGAAGGGTTCTGCAGGTACTGCCGATCCGCTCGACCAGAGAAGCTCTGTTGGTTGGAAGGCAATCAAAACCGCGAAGATTCTGGTGGAAAACTACATGGTTCGTGTGGAATGCATGTCCTCCAAATTCTCCGCATCCGCAACCGCAAACTAATCAGGATTGGGGGGAGGGCATTCCCTCTCCCCATTTTATATTTTATATAATACAGGAGGTATATCATGGCTGAAACTGAAAAGAAAAATGTTGCTTCTGAAGCAAAGGAAAAGACGGTAAAAATCAGAATTCCGAAAACAAAGGGCGAAGACGGGGATGTATTCGTATCTGTGAATCATAGAACATTCCAGATTCAGAAGGGCGTTGAGGTTGAAGTGCCGGAATGCGTTGCCGAGGTACTGCGACACAAAGAAGAAGCAGAAGAATCAGCGTGGGAATTTGAGGAATCCACAAGCAAGGGTGAATAACAAGATATGGGGAGCGATGCTTCCCTTTTCTTGAATATGATGGAGGTATCATATGACAATTATCGAAGCTATAAACAGGATTGATGGACTCAAGCCGAACATATACTCCCAGAGCGAAAAAGTAAGATGGCTTTCGCAGCTTGATGGTTTCGTGAAGAACGACATCATCGATACTCACGAAGGTTCTGACAGCGTAACATTCAATGGATACGATGACGAAACGAGCATTGATACCGAGCTTCTCATTCCCTCTCCGTATGAGGATGTGTACATCCATTACCTTGAGATGAAAATCGACTATTCGAACGGAGAGACAATCAAGTACAACAACAGCGCGATGATGTACAACAACGCGTATTCGGCATTTGAGAAGTGGTACAATCGCACACATATGCCGAATCAGGTAGGGTTTGATTATTTTTGAGAGGGTGATGTAATTGAAAGCTCCTATCCTTAATGAGCAAAAAGAAACGAGGGAGATGGTCGACACCTTCCGAGGATATAACCACAATCTGCGGATCGGAGACGGCGAATTCTACGACATGAAGAATATGTCATCTAATGATTACCCGATTCTGTCTTCGAGGGAAAGAAGGGGAATATATAGAAACATCAACTCGACAGATCCTGTGACCGGAATTGCAGACGATACTCTGCTTCCTATACATACTCAAGGCACAAAGATTTACATAGGAAACATCGGCAAAGAGATGAATCTTTCCACAGATGAGTCTATGTGTCCAAAGACAATCGTGAGAATGGGAAGTTATGCCATTGTCATGCCTGATAAAAAGTATATCAATATCCATGACTCATCCGACCAAGGAAACATAGACAGAGAATACACCGTTCCGAGCGGTGCTGATCCTGAAACAAGTGTAGCTTCTTATGTACGCTTCAGATATGTTCCTGTAGGAATCGGAAATCCTGATACAGAATTTTCTTATGACAAAATCTCGAAATCTAAAAATTTGCAAACTGCATTATCTCCAGATGATTATGAAGGTCAATGGCTTACGACAAAAAGAAAAATGTACATACATGATGGTTCTTCGTGGGTTGAGCAGAAAGAATTAGACATCCAGATGACCTATAAATCAATGCCAACTGGATTATCATATCCATCTTTGACCAATTTTGAAGAAGGACAGACAATCACAATAAGTGGAATTGTAAGAAAAACTGGTTATTTCAGTAGGCCTGACTATCAGGACTATCTTAATGGAGACTATACTGTTGTCAAGGTTTTGAGCAGCAATTCATTGATATTGAGAAAAATAAACGGAATTGATCCTACTTACTTTTGCGAGCCATCTGAAATGTCTAATCAGGAATATGAGTATTTCAACGATGTTTTTGATTCTTTCACAATCGGTTCGTATATGCCTAATCTCGACTATATCATCGAGTCCGAAAACAGGCTTTGGGGGTGCAGATACGGTAAAAACAGAAACGATGAATTCGTGAATGAAATATACGCATCAAAACAGGGTGACTTCAGATCGTGGTCTACTTATTATGGTTCTTCTACGGACTCATATGCCGCAACGGTCGGTATCGACAGCCAATTCACAGGAGCGGTAACATATCTCGGACATCCGATCTTCTTCAAGGAAAACTGTATGCACATCGTGTATGGAAATTATCCGTCAAATTATCAGATAAAGACAACCATGTGCCGAGGTGTTCAAGCAGGATGTTCAAGAAGCATAGCAATTGTAAACGAGACGCTGTTCTATAAATCGAGGGCGGCTATATGCTCATATGACGGATCGCTTCCTGTAGAGGTTTCGTATAGTCTCGGAGAAACCACATACTATGAAGCTGTATCGGGTTCTGTCGGAAACAAGTATTACATTTCAATGAAAGACGAAGATGATAAATCGCATCTTTTCGTTTATGACACAAAACTCGGTATATGGAACAAAGAAGATGACCTGTGCGCTATCATGTTTGCAAGCGCAAAGTCTCGACTATATTGTCTTGACGCATCTGATAACAAAGTCAAGATTATGAGTGAGAAAGATGAGAGATTCTTTTCAGAGGACAGCGTTGATTGGATGGTTGAGACAGGTATAATCGGAACATCGTCTCCAGACAAGAAGTATGTGTCCGCATTGAACGTAAGACTGTGCATTGAATTCGGAACACAGATATCATTCTTCCTTCAGTACGACTCTGATGGAGAGTGGGTGAACGTGTACAATGCTGTCGGAACAAACATACTGCGCAGCTTCACGATCCCTATCAAGCCGAAGCGGTGTGACCATTTCCGTATGCGAATTGAAGGAATCGGTGGCGCGAAGATATATTCAATCTGCAAAACCATTACGCAAGGGAGTGACGTATAATGCATGATATAAGGCTTCCGAACATCAACGGAAAAACAGACAGAGAGCAACTTGCTGAAATCAAGAATTATCTCATCTATCTGTGCAATCAGATAACGTATGAACTTGACGCAATCGACATGAAGATTGACTCTCAAAGCACGAATCAATTGTCGAAATAAAATCAAAAGGAGTACTTTATGGCTACTGTAAAAGAAAAGAAAGAGGAGCAGACAAATACTGCGAGGAAATTTACTCCAGAAGAACAGCAAGCTGAACTTGCAAAGGCGAGAGCGAATCTTGCAAAACTTGATTCTTCCAAATCTTCTGGATATGTTTCTCCGTATCAATCGCAGCTTGATGATATTCTGAATAAAATCAATAACCGAGAGCCGTTCTCCTATGACATGAACGGTGACGCTCTGTATCAGCAGTACAAGAATCAGTATACGACTCTCGGCAAACAGGCTATGGATGACACCATCGGAAAGGCTTCTGCTCTTACTGGCGGTTATGGAAATTCCTACGCTGTTACTGCCGGAAATCAGGCGTACAACGCACAGCTTGACCGTCTGAACGATGTGATTCCTGAACTGTATCAGCTTGCATACAGTAAATATCAGCAGGAAGGGCAGGACTTGCTGAATCAGTATTCGCTTCTTGCAGACCGTGATGCACAGGGATACAGAAGATACCGTGATACTGTTGCTGATGACCAATGGAATCAGACCTTCAAATATCAGCAGGGCAGAGACAAGGTTGCTGACTCTCAATGGCAGAAAACATTCGACAGGGGTGTGTATGAGTACGACACCAATCTCGCGTACCAGAAAAGCAGAGATGCGGTTTCCGACAGTCAATGGAATCAGAGCTTTGCATACCAGAAAGCAAGAGACCTTGTCTCAGATGACCAGTGGAACAAGAGCTTCAATTATCAGAAGCATAGAGATGCGGTTTCTGACAGTCAATGGCAGAAAACATATAATCTCAATGCATCAAAAGCAAGCTCAAGCGGTGGATCGGGCAAAGGATACAGCATCACGAACGATGACAAGGACAGATTCTTCAATTACCTGTATGATGAGGACTATGCTTCTGCTGAAAATTATCTCAACTATCTCCTCGCAAATGGTGCTGACGAAGATGTCATCATGTCTCTCGTTTCTTACTTCCCTGAATCATACAGAAGCAAGTGGGGTGTGCAGGATACGAACGTTCCTGTCGACCAGAAAAAGAAAACGAAATATACAGGCGGTGGCGGCGGTAACCAGATGCACGTATTAAATTAAATCTCGGAGGTACATCACATGGCAAAGACGATACAGGAACTGTATTCCGAAAAGAGAAAAAGCGAACAGAAGAACAATGGTTCTCGTACTGTAAAGGACATCTTCTGGGAGAAAAACGGCGGTGACGTTGCTGAAGAAATCACATCCAGAGTCAACACATGGATGCAGAACAGCAGCAATTTCAACGCCAATTTCCAGAACAGATATGAAAACGGAAACGATTCGTACAGATCGGATTCGTCTGACTGGCTGTCGAAGGTAACCACACAGAAGAACAATTTCGACAAAGAGGCATCGAACATCAAATCCATGCTTGATGCCTACAAGGATTATCTGAATCCGGAATGGTCGAACAGCATCAAAACCGCTCTTGACCAGAGCAGTGCGAGACAGTCTGACATACTGAAGTATTCCTCCGAGGACAATGCTTACTGGTCTCAATGGGACTCTGCTGACGCATACAAGCAGTATGTCGATTACAAGAAGGAATACGACAAGACTACTGTTGCGAAGAATTATGCTGACTTTGAGGAATACTCAAAGAAGGGTGCTGAAATCGAGAATCCGACAATGTCTGAAGCAGAAGGTTTCCTTGTCATCGGGAACAAGCACATCGGTGGCAAGGATGTCGGAAACGAGGTTACATACTCCCGTGACAATTGGGAGGACATTGCGATAATCGAAGCAGAAGGACAGGGTGACGTTGTTGGTCGATCCATCTATCATTACATGACAGATGATGAGGTTGACATATACAACTATTATCTTGCGAAGTACGGCAAGGAAAAAGCCGATGAGTATATCGTCAGCATCGAGGACTATCTGAATCAGAGAAAAGGTGGTCAGATCGCAGATAATGTCAAGGATGCTCCTGCTTTACAGTTTGTGTTCGGTGCAGCTGCAGGACTTGACCAGTCTATGTCAGGTTTAAGAAATCTTTTTGCAGATGAGAACAGCGCGAAACCATCAGCATGGCAGTATGCATCAAGCGAGATTCGTGAAGACTTGGCTGACACAGGCGCGAAAACTCCAAAATGGATGGGTGGCAATTCCATTGGACAGATTGCATATGATTCGATCACTACATCTGCAAATATGCTTCCTTCCATCCTTGTATCGACTGTTACTGCGAATCCGACTCTCGGTGCAATTACTCTCGGCGCATCTGCTTCCGGTAATGCATATGCAGAGATGGTCAATCTCGGATACGACAAAGGACAGGCGAGAACATATTCCGTATTGGTCGGTGCATCTGAAGCATTCCTTCAGAACGCAATCGGTGGTATTACCGCTCTCGGTGCAGGAAAATTTGGTGCAAAAGGACTCACGGAACTTGCTCTTAAGAAGATCGACAATGCTTTCGCAAGAGTGGCGATTCAGCTTGGTGGCACGATGCTTTCAGAAGGTTCTGAAGAATCTATTCAGGAAGTGCTTGATCCTTGGTTCAAATCAATCGTATTCGGTACAGATTTTGAAGCACCTTCCGCAGGAGATGTCTTGTATTCCGGTCTGCTTGGTGCGCTTACAGGCTTGGCATTCGAAGGTGCAGGAATTGTATCAACAGAAGTCAACAACTATGTGACAGGTAGAAACATCAGCAAATCTGAAGCAGATGTGAAACGTCTTTCCGAAGTCGGCAAAACGTTCTCCGCTGAAACTGCCGCAGGACAGATCGCAAGCAAAATAAACGATAAAACAGGTGCGTACACCATCGGCAGACTGTTCAACGAGGTTGGTGCGACATTGTCCGAGCAGAACATCTCCGACATTTCTTCCGCTCTTGTTGAGAGGGGATTCGATGAGAAGTCTGCGCAGACTTTGGCGAGAGCATTCGATGCTGATGTCGAAGGCTTGCCATTCACGGACAAGGAAAAACTCGCTCTTGAAAAGAACGATGTGCTTTCAGGCGTTATTCGTGAGAAGCTGATCGGAGAGAATTCCACAGTCTACCAGAGAACGGAAGGATACAATACTGTCCTTTACAATCTCGCAAAAGAAAAGACCGGAAATAAATCGAATACTGCGGCTGTTTCTGATACCGCAGAAGAAGCAGAACAGGGTAACCCGTATTCCGGCATGAACGTTTTCGAGGTTGAAAAGAGAATCAAATCCGCAATGACCGATTCCGCAAGCACAGAAGCCACAGGTGCTCATGAAACGGCAACGGCGAATAAATACTCATCTGTGAATGAAAACTCCGTACAGAGCAAATATGAGTCAAATAACGATGGTGTCACAACGTTAAAGTCAACAGGAGAAACTGTCGAAATAAAGGACATTGCTTCTGTAAATAACGGAGATGTTCGGCTCAATCTCACGAACGGAGAAACGGTAAGCGCGAATGATGTAAATTTCTCCTCGCCGAAAGACGCTATACTTTATGAGTCTGTTGCAAACATGGGTGTGAATCCTGCGTCAGCTTATGCAATCGTAAAGGGATACGATGCGGAATCCGGCACATCCATACAGAACTATATCCTCGGAATTGAGGAAGCATATATGTATGGCAAGGCTGGATATCCTGTCTCGAAGATAAACAGCGATGGCTTCTTCAATGATCTCACAGAAACGCAGAAACGTCTCGGTTATGATCTCGGCGCATCTGATGCAAATGCCGTGTATACTGCACAGCAGAAAGCAATCAATGACGCAAAGGCGAAGTCTGCCGAAGTCAATAAGAACAACGGCGAGAAAAAATCAGGCAGAGTCATTTACGAAATCGATAAAGCTACAAAGAACAGTATGTCCGAAAGACAGAGAGCATCAGTGAAGGCTCTTGAATATGTTGCATCCGCTCTTGGCGTTGACATTCACCTGTTCCAGTCTTTGACTGATGAAAATGGAAAGCATATCGGTGCAAACGGATGGTTCGATCCTTCCGACAACAGCATCCACATCGACATCAGTGCAGGACAGAATGGCGAAGGTGTCATGCTGTTTACTGCGGCTCATGAATTGACTCACTTCATCAAGGCTTGGTCTCCTGCGAAATTCAAGACATTCGCTGATTTCCTCGTTTCGCAGTACGGAGAAAAAGGCGTTGATGTCAATGCTCTCATCCAGAATCAGATCGACAAGGCGAATAGAAACGGCAGAAGCATTGATTGGGATACTGCATATGAGGAAATGATTGCAGACTCATGCCAGAAGATGCTTACTGACAGCAATGCAATCAAAAAACTGGCAAAGCTTAAAGCACAGGACAAGAGTCTCTGGACGAAAATCAAGAAGTATGTCAGCGAACTCGTTGCGAAAATCAGAAAAGCATATGAAGGTATGACTCCGTATTCCGAGGAAGCACGGATCGTATCCGAACAGATGCTTGATGTCGCGGAGAAACTGAACACGCTGTTCAATGATGCATTGATCGATGCCGGAGAAACATATTCCGAAGTAAGAAACGCTGTTGGAGAAGATGCTGTTATATCCGTCAATGAGAACGGCGAATTCTTGATGGCGAAGTCTTCTGACGGTACTCGCCTGTTCAATGACAGAACATGGACTGATGGCGGCAGATATGTTCTGAAGGCATCCCTTGAAAGAGAGGGTTTCTCTGAAGAAGATGTCAATGCGGCTCTCACCATCATGGATTCGAAGCATGATCTTGTAAAGCAACTTGGAAAAGAATTCTCCGCACAGGATAAAGTCAACAATGCGACCATCACAACGGACGTGAAGAACGGAAAATCCGTACTTACTGCTCTTGTAAGCAACGGAGAATATCCTGTAAACATCGACCTTATGATGGTATGCAAGAAACGTGTTGCATATCAGAGAGTCATCAACCGTCTCTGTGAGACAGGACTCATCGAGAATGCGACTCTGGACTCCCTCGCAATTGCTGAAATCAATAAGATTCTCGGCAAAAACGGATTTGAAACCGCTTGCCTCGGATGCTTTGTAGAATCCAGAAGAATCCGTATTCAGGAATGGGCAGAAACCATCTGTTCTGAATGGAACGGACTTGTAGACAAGATTGTTGGAAAAGGAAAAGCAGAATCGTTCGGTTTCTCAAAGGAAAAGAGCGAATTCTTGAATGATCTGTCCGATGATTATGTCAACAAACTTTCCGATGAGCTTGAATCTGCAGGAGAAATCAATTACGGCAGGACAACTGTTGTTAATAAGATGGAGAAACTTCTTGACACGATTCCTTCGATGAGAAAGCATCTTTCCGTTGCAGACCTTATTACTCCGAGCGGCAGAGCAAATCTGAAGTCTGTTTCTATGGAATTGAACAGCCTTGTTGCTTGCAGATACGGAAGCAATACTCCGAAGATCGTGCAGGACTTCAATCCTTACAACAGCGAACTCGCTCTATATGATAAGTATTCAAAGGATTATTCTTCCTTGAGAGAATATCTCTATGCAATCGGCGGTGCGAGAATGCAGTCTTTCTCCGATTTCATCATCGAAAACTGGTTCGATTACTGCCAGATCGTTGCAGACCTTGCATCCAGAAAACTGCCGATGCACACATACACCAAGGAAATCGCTCTCGCAAAGCTGTTCGGTTTAACCGGGATCAAGATAAATATGTCTCTGATTCCTGACATTGACCGCAGTCTGCCGAGAGAATATGCAGGACTTACCAAGAACGCAAACGGAGAGTATGAACTCATATTCGCGGATAAGGATAGAAACAAGGCAACAGGCGGAAAATCCTATATGCAGTCTATCAATTTCGCGGACGCTGTTGCTCTCCAGAACGATCCTCGGTATTCGTCCAATATCGGAACAATCGCTGTCGGTATATCCTATAATCATATTCTCAAGATGCTTGATGATCCTCGCATCCGCATGATTATCCCTTATCATTCAAGCGGCATGAATCCGATCTTCGCACAACTCGTTGGAACGGATTACTATACGGACTATACCAATTATCAGAACACAGGAGTAAAGCATCTTGTTGACGAAAAAGGTAATATCCGTAATATCAAACTCACAAAAACACAGATTCAGAATCTCACGAAATACGAATTCAATGAGGTTCTTCAGAGGACTGGTGATGCCAAAGCTGCGGCTCGTGAATATCTTGATTGGTGTGCTGATTCTTCACAGCATTCCATCGTTATCAACGGAACGACATACAATGCTGTCCTTGAGCCGAAATTTGAGAAATTCTCTTTCCATGATAATTATTACAAACTGCTTGAGGATTTCAACACCTATGACAGCGTAACCGGAAATCCTGCTCCTCAAGGCGATGTTACGCAGACATATCCTGATGACTTTGAGGATATCTTGAGATCGGAACTTTCCAATATGTCGAAGTACAGAAGCAAGACAGATCCGAAATTTGAAGGTGCAATGAGTGAGATTGAGTCTTATCTCAAGAAGCACACCAAATCGGATACTCTTGCATATGCGAAAGAGAACGGAATCAAGCTGTCCAAAAAAGACGAAAAGATTACCGCGAAGGATAAGCAGAAGGAAGAGAATCTCAAGAAACTTTCAAAAGAAATCTCTGATAGTGGATTGAATCCTTCTGAATTTCATTACTCTGATGTAAAGTATTCCGAAAGGGTAACTGACGAAAAAACGAAGGAATTCCTCGACAATCAGGAAACAATCACAACCTACAAGACCATGCAGATTGTTGATGGAAAACTGTATCCTCCTATGGCGGCGCGTGTAAATGGTTCTCATGAGGACTACAGCATTCTCGGCGAATGGGAACAGGCAACAGAGCATCCTGAACTCATACGCAATGGCAACAAATTCAAACTCGATAAAGGCAAAGGAAACGGAAGCATTGAAGCTGCATATAATCCTTATATGCATTCCTCCAATCTCGTGTTGAATGACCAGTTTACTGGCGCGTATACTCGTGACAATCTTGTTACCGTTGAATGTGAAGTGCCTGTAAGTGAGGTGACAAGCGGATATCATGCTGAATTCGCAAAGGATTCTGTCGGATGGCATCCGTGGCACACAGGTACTGTAGCAGGACAGCTTCGGAATTCTCGCGGTATCGAACGTCAGGTGTTCCTTTCCAGATGGATAAAGCCTGTCAGAATTGTTCCAGATTCAGAAGTGGCTTCCATGTACAAGGAACTTCTTGATGGCACAGGAATTGCTGTTCCTGATAATGTTGTAACTCCCTCTCTGCTGAAAGATCTTAAAAACGAAGGTGTAAAAATCACCGAGAGCGGTAAGGTTAAATACTCTGACAGAGACAAAGCACCTGTGTTCTATTCGCAAATGGGAAAAGTCATTGACGGCATCAAGTCTGAAAAGGTAGGAGCGAACGGTGTCGTTCCGTATCTCAAGGGCAAAGGTGTAAAGGATGAGGAGATCAAGTGGTCTGGCATAGAGACATTCCTTGAAGGAAAGAAGTCTGTAAAGAAATCTGAACTTCAGGAATTCGTTGCAGGATCGATGCTTCAGATCGATGAGCAGATGTCCGGCACAGCCGTATTCGTTGCCGATGATGGAAACACCTACAACAGCCAGACAGAATTCAAGGATGCTGCTTATGCTGTTGCTGACAAAAACGGTATCGACAGAGAACGTGTGAAATTCATCATCGATACGAAGAACGATATGGACGCATATGCTTATGTCGGACATCCGAACAACACAATCCTGACTGCCGCCGTTGAAGAATCTGAAGGTATCGCTCCGAGATGGGACAAGTACAAACTTGATGGTGGCGAAAACTACAGAGAAATCGTGTTTACAATGCCTGATTCCTCTTATTCCAACCAGATGATGAAAACTCATTGGGGAGATGAGGCTGAAGGTGTTCTCGCTCATGCGCGAGTACAGGACTTTGATGTCAACGGCAAAAAGATGCTGTTCATTGAGGAAATCCAGTCTGACTGGCATAATGCAGGACATAAAAACGGATATATGAAAGAAGGCGAAAAGACAGAAAGAATTTTACGCAAAGAATCAGAAAAGGCGTATGAAGAATTTTACTCTACTGTTGAAAAATTCGTTGATGATAACTCAAATTGGGAGGATGATGACGCTCCTTACTACGCTCATCCTGCTGTTGTAGCTAATATGTTTGAAGGAGACGAAAGCTACTTTGAAAAATATAAATTCACGGATGAACAGAAGAAAGTAATTCGTGAAATGGTTGCTGACGAATCATCAAGAAAAGAAGCATTAAAAACTGCTCCTAATGATAGTGCGGCTATTGATGCTCCTTTCAAAGACACCTACAAAGAGTATGTCATCAAGCGGATTCTCCGTATGGCGGCAGAAAATGGTTATGACAGCATAGGATGGACAACTGCAGAGATGCAGGAAGAAAGATGGTCTTCTGATTATGCAGAAGGATATCGCATCGAGTACGATCAGGACATTCCGAAATTCCTCAATAAGTATGGGAAGAAGTGGGGCGGAAAGGTAGGTAAGGAACAGATTGATACAGGAACATCGAGTAAAGATGTATGGTCTTTCTCAATTCCTGATTCCATGAAGGAATCCGTCCTCTATGAAGGACAGCCGATGTATTCTTACAGAGATATTGAATCTGCCGACAACAGAACGATTCTTGCCAATGCTCTCAAGAGTGCCGCAATGAATCAGAGAGAAAAGCAGATTCTCATCGAGTACAAGAAGAACATCGACAAGATCGGAATCGAGGAGCGAGACCTTGCAAAAATAAATGCAAAGATCAAGGAGCTTTCCTTCGGTAAAGGCAAGAGAGACACAAAGCAGCTTGCAGAATTGAAAGATTCCGCTATCAAAATACGGAACAGAATCAATATCTACGATAAGAAACTTCTGTCTCTTGAAGCTACCAAACCTTTGAAGGATGTCATAAAGAGAGAACGTGAGATTGCTTATAAGTCTGCTATCGAAAAGGGAAATGCTCAACTCAATGAATTGAGACAGAAAAAAGCTGAAGCAATATCCAAACTCCGTGAAGAATTCAAGAAGCAGAAAGAGAAGAAGATGATACGAATGGATACCACAGCCATGAGGCGCAAGGTTATCGATGTGGTAAACGATCTGAATCAATACCTTCTCAGAGGAACAAAGGAAAAGCACGTTCCAATCGGTCTCCAGAAACCTGTCGCAGAGCTTTTATCTATCATCAACATGGACACGCAGAACGCTGATGAACGTGTTGCTGAATATGATAAGAGAATTGCGGTGGCAACAGATGAGATAACAAAGGATGCTCTCATAAAATCAAGAGACCGCATCAAGGAACAGGGTGAAAACCTTGCAGAGAAGATTGCTTCTCTCAAGAGTGCATATGCAGACATTATTAATTCAGACGATCCTATCATCGCAAACTCTCATGATGAAGTAATTGACAGCATCATTGATAAGGTTGCAAATGACATCGGGAATACTCCTATCCGCAATATGTCTCTTGAACAGCTTGAATCTCTGTACAAGATGGTTACTGCTGTTCGGAAATCAATAACGACAGCGAACAAGGCGTTCAAAGCAAGAAA